CTCCCACTTCATGCAAATGCAATGAGTCCAGTCTCCCGTACATTGGTGAATACTGTGACATCGTTAAGAGGGAGAACTATCTCTATGTGAACTGTGCTAATGAACAACTTACGGACGCTGCTGGCCAGGCTTTGAGCTTCAAGAAAATGTTTCCCGGTTATTCGGATGACATCAGCAAACCGGTGCCAAGCGTTACATTCAAGCAGTTCAAGGGACATCATCTGGCAATATGTGTTGCTCACAATAATTCACATAAGCCCGACATCGATAAGACGATACGTACGCTCCACGAGATATGCAGTTCGATCAGCAATTATGCCACTGCACATAATCTCATCGTCCTGATGCCGCAGATAGGATCCAGCATATACCAGAATCCGCTCTGCTGCGTCAAAGCGGCCATCACATCAATGACATGCAAAAAGAGGCTGTGTTTTCGCAATGCGCAATCAGCGAAGCAACATGCCTCATTACTCAGCTGCACTCATGGCGGTTACAAAGTATATCACACCGGCAGCAGCAAGCTACAATCAACGCACGTGTGTCACCCTCTTGGCCAGAAATCATACCAGAGAGGATGCCAGACCACCAGCGTCATAAGTTTGCTGATCTCGCCTGTTGCGTTGATGACATGTTAGGACGCGTAGACGCAAGTTATTTCGAAGTCAGCTGTGCTCCTGGCACATTTGTCGAGACGGGTGACAACATTGTTGGTGCTCATTACACGCCTGGGGCCGCCATGAAACGTGGTGTTGAACCGGTGTTTGCATATGACAGCACAAAGACATTCGCAACAGCCATTCATCAAGTGGGCAAGAAAGACGTCGTCATCCTCGACACAAGTTGCAGTACAAAAGATTTTGCCGACGCCATCAACTGTTTTCAACTTGCAGTGGTGCATTGCAAGCCGGACATTGCCATCCTCAAAATCACGGATGACATTGTGCAAAGTATTGACAGCATACTCGGTAACGTCCATACGACCGTAATACGTAACCTCGGCACCAATAACGTGTCCAGTGAACTGTTCGTCTTTTACAAGATGAACGTCACCGAACACAGCAAAGATGTCGTCGACGTAAGCGAAATCATTGCTAAAGTCGATCACGACGAACTCGAGAGGCAGAAGTATTGCAGTTGCACTTGTGCTATCAATTTCGACGGCAACGCAACTATCGTCGGTAAGGTTTTAAAGCAAGCCATCGACATGCAAATCGCACTACTTAAAGACGACAAGACGATCAGTGCCGCCACACGCGAACGATTATGCGGTCTGATGACCCGTGATGTAGATATTGAGCTCAATGCTAATCTCGGAGTCGGCGGCGCAGGGAAAACAATGGACATCACTAAGTCTACTTGTGCGCTTTGTACTATACTCATCTCACCTTATCGCGGATCCGTTAAAGACATCAACAGGAGCGGTAACAGATACGCCAGCACATATGTCACAGCGATCAACAAAACCAGCGAAAAGGAATACAGAAATGTCATCATCGACGAAGTATTCGCCCACAATGCGACAACAATTGCCATACATAAGCTGCTCAGTCCAGCTAGCGTCTACTTTGCCACCGGCGATCCTAAACAACTTAGTCGTGTCGATTGGGATGGCACAGCATCATCTATTGAAATCAAGTATCATAAACCGTACCGATTGGTGACGCATCGTAATCCTCAGTCGATCATCGACATGTTCACAGCTTACATTCCAGGCATTACAACGCTTTGCCGAGCTAAGAACAAAGTCATCTGTAAGGACGTCGCGTCGATCTACGAGGTCAATAAGACATTCAATTTCAGTGAGGCGATAATTGCTTTTACTCATGAGGGCGTTAAGCACATCAAAGACAATCTCAAGAGTGTCGAAATAGACGTCATTACTGCAGCGCAATCACATAGTCGTACTATAGAACACGTACATCTCTATATGGTCGATCTCAAACAACTGCCTGCTGCCGATCGTATACAACATTTTTACACAGCAGCCAGCCGATGTTCCCGCCAACTTATTCTTTATGGCGAGGGTGGCGACAATGACATCATTGCAATGACGTCTGGTTCTGCGGTCGAACGTGCTCTGCTCAACACTGAGACCGTAGCAATCGAGGGACCCGTTGTTGTGAAGAATGTCCGCACCAGCGAAATCAAAGGCACAGACGCTATCCGTATACACTTGCCACCACCATGTGTTGATTCCGTTGCAGCCACGTTGGCCGGCATATATGTGCAGTACAACAATCTCGATCCAGCCATTGTAGATATCAAGAGTTCGTATATCCCAGAGATTAAATCCGGAAAGAACTTTAAGACACCACTTGAAGCAGCCGTTCCGCAGAACATATTCACTCAGGGTAAACGAATTCATAATCTTCAAAACTTCAACCGCAGTTATACGGCAGCGGATAAGGTGAAGGCTTTGCAAACACTCGCCGGTAGGTACGCGGGTAGATCGCAGAACCAGGGTCTACCGCGTGATCACACCAAAATGTTTGTCAAAGGAATCGAGAAGTTTCTCAAGCCAGATTGGCGTGACATCGCGCATAAGTGTCGCCCAGATCATCAGACTATTTGGAAGCATTGTATTTCCGCACTCAAGTCGCTTCAAACAAAGTTCCCGAAGGAATTCCGCGACATGTTTGAAGAGCATGAATATGCCTTTCTCGAGTTGTCACCGGATGACATTGCGACTAAAGTGAACACGCACAGCACCGACGCAGTCAACTACGATGGATCTAGGGAAATAAAGATGAGCCCAATATCGAGGCGCGCACTCATCGTTCGTCGTTTCTTGGATCTAGTTCTCGCTCCTGACGCAACAAGCAACATGTACAAAGATCTTGAAGTCGAATTCAATACTGAAATGGAGTATCACAAAACAGTCAGTTTCCATATGAAGGCACAACCTAAGCATATGGGCAAACCTAATTATGATACACTAGACAAACACGGCCAGGGTATCTCGGCCTGGACGAAGATGGCAAATCTTGTCTGCGCAGCACACGTGAGGTATTTCGATGAATTATTACCGTTTCTGATAAAACCGAATGTACAGTTAGCTTACGGTCAGTCAGATCGTGATCTGTCGGTGTTTTTCCTGCGCTATTCCAACGAATTGCAAGACAAATCAGTTATCAAGTTCATGAACGATTTCAGCGAGTTCGACTGTTCACAGGAAAAGCGTGGTCTCGAAGCCATCGAGTTCATGTATCTCAGCTGCGGCATGAACCCGATCAGTGTCGCGTTCATGATGACCATGCGTTCTAAATGGCGACTTAGTATGCGTTTCAACGACAAGGTCTACACAGCACAAGCAGTTCTCGAAGGCGCCTATCAACAACATTCTGGACAGGTGCATACGCTCGGATCAAACACCATTTACAACATGGCAGCAATGGGTATGTGCTATGACTTTGGTGACTATATCTGCGCCTCATTCAAGGGTGACGACTCGCTAGTTCTTTGTCACCGAGCACGCATCATCACACAGCGCAACACACCAGTCTATAAGCGCGCCGGTTTCAAGTTCAAGGTTGAGACCCCACTCATTGCCGAATTTATCTCTAACA